AAACCGTCACCAAGACCCGCCTTGGGCTGAAGGCGCCGGTGACCACGCCGCTGACTGCCAGCGCGAACACCAACCTGGACAACGGTCTGACGCCCACATCGCAGACGATCGAGCAGTACGTGCTGGGCATCGACCAGTACGCCGACACGATCGACCTGAACATCGTGACCAGCCAGGTCGGCATTGCCAACCAGTTCCTGGCCAACGGCAAGACCAACGGCATTCAGGCCCGCCAGTCGCTGGACCGGCTCGCGCGCAATGCACTGTTCGCGACCTACCTCGGCGGCCAGACCCGCGTGCGCACCACCCTGGGCGCGCCGGCTGCAACGATCAACGTCGACGACGTGCGCGGCTTCGAGCTGGTGCTCGGCACCGGCGCCAGTGCCGGCAAGTTCGTCAGCGTGTCGGGCACTTTCACGGCCCAGGTGATCGTGGGGTTGAACACCTACACGCTGATTGGCACGGCGCGCGACGGCTCGAACGTCTCGACCGCCCCCAGCGGCTTCTCGGGCACGCTGACCTTCTCGGGCAACGTCACCGTTGCCGATGCGACCGCGCTCAACGGCGTGGCTCACGCGAATGCGCCGGTCATCATCCGCCCCAACGGCAAGTGGACCGGCGGCAGTGCTTACGGTATCGCCACGGCGACCCCGACCCTGGCCAGCACCGATGTGCTGACCCTGGGCGTGATCGAGGACGCGGTGGCCAACCTGCGCAACAACACGGGTTACCTGGGCGACCTGAACATGTACCTGGACAACGTGTCGCAGCGACAACTGTTCGCTGACCAGGACTTCAAGCTGATGTATCAGGGCCAGTACGGCAGCCCCGAAGCGCGTCAGGGCAAGGTCTTCAACCTGATGGGCGTGAACTTCGTTCCGACGACCGAGGCATTGGTTCAGGTGCACCCCACCCTGGGCACGCTCAAGGTCCGCCGCCCCATCATCTGCATGCCGGGCGCGCTGGTGGAGGGCGACTTCGCCGGCATGACGCAGAAGGCCGAGGACTTTGCCGGCATGAACAGCGAGAGCCAGATGGTGAACGGCGTGGCGATGGTCACCCGAGGCCCCATCGACCGCCTGCAGCAGATCATCGCGCAGTCGTGGTTCTGGATCGGCGGCTTTGCGGTCCCGACCGACGCAACCACGAACAGCAACATCATCCCGACGGCTGGCGCGCAATACGCCAAGCGTGCGGTGGTCATCGAGCACGTTTGATCCGCCTGATGGCGCGATGACGTGATCTTTCGTCCGGGGCTTCGGCTCCGGGCCATCTTCTCCAGATCAGAAAGGGCCGATATGGCCAAGAACGCAACCGCCAAGGCTGTCGAAGCCGCTCGCACAGCCACTGCGCAGCCCGACCCGGCCACGCTGCCGCAGACGGTCACTCTTGCCAGCCCTTACGGCTTCTATGACGAGGACGGCGCCGGTAACTGGTGGTCGGCTGGATATGTCGTCACCGACCCCGACGAAATCCTGATCCTGATCGAGCGCGACGCGCCGCTGCTGCCGTGGGCTGCCCCGGTTGCCGAGCAGCCATCGACCTGAACTGAGCCCGCCTCACCATGAGCTTCACGACAGCCGAGAAAGTGGACATCCGCCGCTTCTGCGGCTATCCCCTGTACGCCACCGGCACGCCGCTGCCGGCCAGCGGCTACCGCTTCTCAACCTCCTATGGCGTGCTTGAATACAAGCTCAACACGCTGGGCGCCGAAGAGGAAGCCGTTGTGCGCACGACCTACCTGGCCAACCTGGCGACGCTGGAGACGGCCATCGTCGGCACGTCGGCCAACCTGGACACGGACGAGGCTGCGGTGTGGAAGCACAACCGCAATGAGTACCGCGACCGTCAGGCCCTGTTCAACGGCTGGCGCCGCGAGTTCTGCGTCTTCCTTGGCGTTCCACCTGGCCCAGGCCTGGGTGAGGGCGGCCTGGCGCTGGTGGTGTGACATGGACGGCGCCACCATTCAAGCGCGCATCTACGCAGGGCGCGGCAAGGCCGCACTGCGCATCGGGCTGGACTGCCGCCAGTACCGCCCACTGTCTATCGGCGCGCCGCTGGGCAACCTGGTGGGCACGATCAAGGCCGCATTCAACAGCGGCGACAACACCTACCGCGCGCCCAACATGCCCGGGGATGCCTATTGGGGTGCGGACCTCGATGGGAGTGTGGTGCAGCAAGGCGACTACCTGGTGCGCGTGAGCGATGCACAGACCTGGTTCGTGGCCGGCCTGCAGCCGCTGCTGCCCATCATCTGCGCCGAGTGCAATCGCGCCATCCGCATCACCCGGCAGGTTGCCGTGACTGCGGTTGGCGCAGTGGGCTACAGCGGCATGGTCCCGGCGCAGGAGGTTGACGTTCTCGGCGCGCCTGGTGCCCTGTGGCCGGCGTCCCTCCTGCTCCTGGGCCGCAAGGAGAAAGCAACAGAACTGCCGGCCGGCGTCAAGAACGCGGGATGGCGCCTGCTGCTGCCGCCGTCGGTGCCAATCACGGTCATGGCCGGCGATATCGCCACCGACGACCTGGGCCGGCGCTACGCGATCGGCTCGGCCGAGATGACCGACCTGGGCTGGCGCATGGACGCCAACGAGGTGCATTCCTGATGGCTGATCTGTCGCAAGTCGCCGATGCGATCGTGCAGCTCGCTGCGGCCGTGCTCTACCCGAGCGGCATCGGATCGCCCAGCGTGGCTGGTGTGGGTGTGCGCATCTATCAGGGCTGGCCCAACCCGGAGCAGCTCGACGCCGACCTGCGCGCGGCCACACCGGTGTGCCATGTCTCGGTCTACCCGCGCCCGGAAGAGCGCAACACCACCAGGTACCCGACCGCCTGGCAGCCGGCCACGCTCAACACCGCGACGCTGACGCTGGCGATCGCGGGCCAGGCCGTGACGGTGGGGGGCACCATCCCGGCATCGAACAACCCGCACGTGCTGACCGTGGTGGCCAACGGCAAACCCTATCCCTACGCCATGCTGGCGGGCGACACACTGGCCAGCATCGCCGCCGCGCTGGCGGCACTGATCGTGGTCGACATCCCTGGCACGGTGGCGGCCGGCCCGGTGGTCACGCTACCGAACTCAGCCCGCCTGCTGGCCGCCAGGGTGGGCGTGACCGGCACGGCCATCCGCGAAGTGCGCCGGCAAGAGCGCGGCTTTCAGGTGAGCGTGTGGGCCGATACGCCGACGCACCGCGACGCCATCGCCTCGGCGCTCGACGCCAGCTTCGCGCTGCAGACCTTCCTTGCCATGCCGGACGGCACCGGCGCGCGCATGGTCTACAAGATGAGCCGCCAGAGCGATACCCTCCAGAAGGACCGCCTGTATCAGCGCGACCTGTTCTACACGATCGAGTACGCCACGACGCAGAGCGAGACCGAAACGCAGATCGTACAGACCCAGCTCAACGATCAAGCCGCCGTGGCTGGCGTGCTGCCATTCGCCACCGTTTCCACCAGCTTCAACTGAGGCCCATCAGCCATGCTTGCACTCATCGTCACCAACTCTTTTGGCGACTACGCCAAGGGCGACCAGATCACCGACCCGGCCACGATCGCGGCGATCCGCGACAGCGCCAACGCCGCGAACGTGGTTGCCGTGAACTTGCCAGACCCACCCGCGACGCCCTGACGGGCCAAGCCTCGATACCCAGCCACATCGGCCGCCCGCAGGCGGTTTTCGCTTTTCTAGGAGGCTCACATGCCAGTGACCCAGCAGGGCCAGATAAACACCACCGCGCTGGTGGTACCCGATCTATACGTCCAGATCGTCCCGCCCCAGACGCAGTACCTCAATGGCGTGCCCACCAATGTGCTGGGCATCGTCGGCACGGCCACCTGGGGGCCGACCAATAGCCCGACCACCGTCGGCAACCTGGCGCAGTACGGCGCCATTTTCGGCACCCCTCAGGCCCGCAAGTACGACATGGGCACGCATGTCGCGACAGCCGTCATGCAGGGTGCGAACAACTTCAAGTGTGTGCGCATCACCGATGGCACCGACGTGGCGGCCAGCTCCGTCGTGCAGACCAACTGCATCACATTCACGAGCAAGTACAGCGGCACCTTTGGCAACAGCATCGCCGTGACGGTCTCCCCGGGCTCGCAGGCGTCGACGTTCAAGGTGGTGGTGGGTGCGCCCGGCCTTGTGCCGGAGGCCTTCGACAACATCGGCCTCAGTCTGAGCGGAAACGCCTTGTGGGTGGCCATCGCCAATGCGGTCAACAACGGCACCACCAGCCTGCGCGGCCCGTCGCAAATCATCGTGGCCACGGCTGGCGCCGGCACAACCGCCCCGGCTTCGGCCACCTACTCCCTGGCCAGCGGCACCGACGGCGTGACCACCATCACCGGCGCCGTGCTGCTCGGGCAGGACACGGTGCCGAGAAAGGGCATGTACGCCCTGCGCAACACCGGCGCGAGCATTGCCTTGTTGGCCGACTGCGATGACAACACCGCATGGACTGCCCAAGTGGCCTATGGCCTGGCGGAAGGTACCTACATGATCCTGACCGGCCCCAGCGGTGACAGCATCGCCAACGCCGTGACGGTCAAGGGCACGGCCGGCATTGATACCTACGCCGCCAAGCTGCTTTTTGGCGACTGGGTCTACTGGCTCGACACGGCGAACAACGTGCTGCGCGTGGTCAGCCCACAAGGCTTCGTGGCCGGCCTGCTGGCCAACCAGAGCCCCCAGAACAGCAGCCTGAACAAGCAGCTGCAGGGCATCGTCGGCACCCAGAAGAGCTACGTGAACCAGCAGTACAGCTCGGCCGAGCTGCAGACCCTGGGCATCGCGGGCATTGACCTGATCACCAACCCGGTGCCGGGCGGGCAGTATTTCGGGCCGCGCTTCGGCCATAACAGTTCGTCCAACCAGGTGACCAATGGCGACAACTACACCCGGATGACGAACTACATCGCCTACACGCTCAACGCGGGCATGGGCAAGTTCATCGGCCAGTTGCAGTCGGCCACGGTGCGCGGCCAGGCTGCGGCTACGATCAGCGCCTTCCTCGACAACCTGCAGAGCCAGGGAATGATCGGCGACCCGAACGGCGGCGCGGCCTACTCGGTGCAGATCGACGCCGCCAACAACCCGGGCAGCCGGGTCGCCCTGGGATACATGCAGGCCGACGTGAAGGTGAAGTACCTGGCGGTGATCGAGAAGTTCTTGATCAACGTGGAAGGCGGCACGTCCGTGCAGATCAACAAGCAGCAGACGCAGCTCGCCTGAGCGCCGGCCTGACCTGACCAACCGAGGAGCACAGCATGCCTGTCAATTCGTTCTCCGTAGGCCGCGACGCGACGCTGACCATCGTCACCGCCAGCGGCCCGCTCAATCTCAACCTGGTGACGGGCTTCCACTCGTCGCCCGACATGGCGCAGATCAAGGTGAAAGGCCTGGACGGCATCACCCGGCACGCGCGCTTCTTCGACGGCTGGAAGGGCGGCTTCGACATCGAGCGCAGCGACAGCGTGGTCGACGACTACTTCGCCCAGCTCGAAGCGAACTACTACGCCGGCATCAATGAGCAGCCGGCCACGATCACCGAGACCATCACCGAGACCTCGGGTGCCGTCAGCCAGTACCGCTACCTGAACG